GGCGTAATACTCCAGCTCTTCTGGGCTTTGGCGGCTTGTGAATTGCTTATCTGCATCTTAACGTCATGAGCTAATTGAGCTGCTTCAATTATCTTAATACTCTGGACGTTACTATTTAATTTAGAAATACCTTTGGTAAGGTCTTTTAAGTTCTTGTCTACACTTACTAATGCATCAGCACTTTTAGTTTGAAAAGCTTTATTTTCGCGGGCGGTCTCTTTCTGACTTAATACTCCGCCTTTTGTTCCCATTCCTTTTGCCATTAACTTTGCCTCATTTCGGTTTCTTCTCTAATTTTTTGTAGTAATAAGGAATGGAATATATCCCTTTCCCACGGTATCATATAATCTAAGTCAGTCAAACTATAATCATGCTCTTCCATCAACGAAAAGGTAATCTTGTAATAAGACTCCAATGTATCATGTGAAAGAGCTATATAAAAAAATCAATCAATCCTGTAAAGTAAATATCATTCTTCTTTCCACATGCTGTACACGTGTACTCACTTTCATATGCAACATACGGTGCGTCTAATAATACCGCAACCAATTTACTAAACTGAAGAGAGCTCAAGTTACTTACAAAGTCTTTCTTCTCTTCCTCAGATACTCCATCCATTGTGTAAGTATCTTCCCCATAATATACTGTAACTATACAGTTAGCTACAGTTGTAATTAAAGCATCATCACTATCATCATCACCATTACTTATTGTCGGATACATCAATTCTATTTTAAACTGTTGATCAACATCAACAAGTAAATCTTTGTCAGTATCATCGTTCTCAATCTTGATGTTATTTAAATCAATAATAACATCTTCTTCTTCTTCACAATGTTCACATATTTTAATAATCTCTACTTTAGCACCAACAGACACAGTTCTTAATTTTAAAAATACAAATTCAATATCTGCGTTAGTTAAAATCTTAGTACTCTTAATTGTTGGACAACACTCGACAATAATGTCTAGTACAGCATCCTTTATCTGCTTCGGATCTTCAGAAGCAATTGCAATCAATAGAATCTTTTCCTCTTTAACAAGGTAAGGTCTATACTCAATTTCTTGTCCCGTCGATGGGACATTCATTCGATACTTCGGTACCGAAATCTTAGGTAATATATTCATAATCTACTCCGTGTATAATATATTTAAAAAAATGATCCAATGCCACCAAATGTGTTTCTTAATGTATTGCTTAGCACTCCAATTGCATCTCCAATACCTTCTAAGAATCCAACGTCTACCCAATCATCATATGTCATGGTCACTGAACATTGTAGAATTTGATTCTCTGCAGAGTTAGATAGTTCAATTGCACTCACTGCAATTGGATACGCATTTTTTAGTTTAACCTGGTATCCAGGTATCCAGTCATTGGATGGTGATAATCCTTGTATTGATATGTCTGTGGCATAGTCGCTTCGATATCCGATACGAGGACTGTTCTCCCTTCCCACAATTTGTTTTTGCCAATCATCGAAGTACTTTCTAATATAGTAATCATTGGTTAATAAGAAGGTGAATGTAACTTCATCTACAATTTGTGAATAAGGTTTCTTAACTGAAAAGTGTGTATGAAATTGCTCCATAGTAGCAATTCTTCTACCTGGAAGTTGAACACTTTCACATAATAAGAATAAGTCTCTTGGATCATTAAATAATGATTTAATATCAAAGTCGCCACCACCTAGATAATTGGATAAGAGATTACCTGGATCCAAATTCAATAATCCAGGTCCATTAGGACGTGACATATATAGCGCAAATCGGTTAGCACGTGCTAGTCCTCCTCTTCGGCCTATCGTTGATTTTAAACTATCTATATCTACTGGTAAACTCATTAGTACATTCCTCGTGAATCTTTCCAAACCTTAGTCTTCTTCGCTTTAGCAAAGTTTTCAGTTGGTAAGAATATTGCAATATCCCATTCAGAGGCTTCTACCTTCATAATCTTTGAATCAATATGCTCTGTGAGATAATGTTTAAAACATGGTTTAAAATATTTAAACTTTCCAGCTTTCTTCAACAAGCTATAATTTAATTTTAATCTAGTTGTCTCATCAAACTTCTTATTGTTTGCAATCTCACTCAATCTATCTAAAAATATTGCCCTGTCTTTTAGATTTAAGTAATGTAAATTTAATCCATAGAAACCACCAGGAGCTTTCTGCACCATAATGGTTAATGGGAATCTATCATAATATGGTAAGGTCTTTCTATGCTTTGGATCATATGCATACATAAACATATCACCGACACGAGGTCTTTGCCTCTTTACAAGACGTTTATCTTTAAGCATCTTATGCATATTGATATTACTCATGTCTTTGGTCTTTTGTAAAAACCATTTACGAGCTTCTTTGGATCTCTTTGCGAATCCTTTTCTATATGCTTCTGCTTCTAATTTGTCGAATAGTGATTGTGCCATACACTTATTTATATCTTTTTCTTAGTTCGTTTGAATGATTTACGGGGCTTCTTTTTCTTCTTATTCATCAATGTCTTAATACCAAATCCTTCTAACGTATTTTCAGTCCATATTTCGAACTTCCAACCTCTATCATCACAGTATCTCTTAGCATACTTCCACTTCGAAGTGTTCTTCATATATGCTAGGCCTTCCCTAAGGTTCTTTTTCTTGGGTGGTTTAGTTTGATGTGCTGGTTTAATTTCAATAAGAACGGTCTTACCATCAGTAGTCTTAACAGTTAAATCAATAAAATATCTATGAGGCTTGTTGTCTGTTGAACAGATGTATGGTATAATGGTCTCTTCAGAGTTCCACCATCTTACCCATGATTGCTTTTCGATCCACCTAAAAGTATTCCTTTCCCACAATGAACGGTAGGTTATCTTAGTAATATCACCTTTATATTTGTGAGGATACTTTGGTTTCCATTTACCTTTATATGTCATGTTTTTATTTATAAATAAGAGTATACACAATTTTACGTAGATGGAGAATATAACATGGCATCATTTTTAGGAGATATAGGTAATGGATTATCTCATATCGCAGATAATATTATGGGGCTTGGCGATATTTTCAGTGCGTGGGGTGGCGAAAGTAATAATCCAGGTGCGGGAGTAAATTTAAGATATCCATCCGACTTAGGTGAAGGTGGTGATATATTTTCTAAAAATGCTGGAGAGTTTATATTTAATTCATCTCAAGCATCTAACAATTCATCGATAACTCCATACATATCATTTCAACTGTTTAAACCAGTTATGGAAGATGGTTTTGAGCTCAAAAACCTCACTAAAACAGATGCAAATATGATGACCAGTCAACCTACCGGCGAAACTATTATTACTGCAGAGCCAATTGTGGTTGATGGTGTTAAAGGTTCATATGCTAAAGAAACTCTGGAGATCGCTCCACCAAAACTAAAATATGTACCACAACATAATATATCACTTTATGCAATTCATTATGAAACTGGATCTAGGGCAGCAGCTGCGTTTACGCAAGGTGTCGCCAATGGAGATGTATCTTGGGATGATGCAACAATGGCTGCATCCCATTGGGGAGCTGCAACACTTACAGGAGCAGCAGGTTTAACATCGATGGGATCATCAAGCATGGCTAAGTGGATTGCAGGTGCAGTAGCTGGTGGTGCAGCAGCTGTTAACATTATTGGTGATGAGTATAAGAGATTAACCGGTAAGGTTTTTAATCCAAATGAATATTTACAATTCAAAAATGCCCAATTAAGAACTATAGATTTAACTTTTAAATTCTTACCCAACTCAAGTCAAGAAAGTAAAAGTGCAGCTCAAATTATTAAGACGTTTAGAGCTGCTATGAGACCTAAAAGACTTACAGCTGTAACTATGGAAGCTCCATATCAATGTCAAATTACATTTATGGGGGCTGGTGATATGTCTCAATACAACCCATGCTACATTACCCAAGCAAGTGTAACGTATAACCCAAACTCAGCATCATTCTTTAATAGAGATGGCAATCCAGTAGAAATCGATTTTAATTTACAGCTTCAAGAAATATTCCCTATTTATAGAGATGATGTTGAAAATGCTGGTCATATGGCTGGTCCAGCTGCTCAAGGGTTTAAACCAGAAGCAGTAATTAAACCAACTATAACTGGAGGAATTGAGTAATGGGATATTTTAGGAATTTTAGAAAGATTGGTTACGACCTTGAAGGGAATGGTATTAGACAAACCTTAACCAATCTAACATCATCTGTAGCAATTTCTAGCGCGCTGATAGATAACGCAGCATTCTATTCATATGTTGGAATTAATGATGGCGAAAGGATGGAACAGCTATCACATAGGGTGTATGGTACAACAGATTATTATTGGACATTTTTATTAATTAATAAAAATCTTAAAAATATTTGGAATGATTGGCCAAAATCTAATGCTCAAATATTTGAATATTCATCATATAAATATCCAGGAGTTGCTGTATTAGTTAATACCCAAGATTTGTATACAACTAATACATCAGGAGTTACAACTTCTAAGTTTAATATAGGAGACGAAGTTCATACCGGCAATGTTGTATCTGGGGTTGGAGTTGTTACAAATATATATGCCAATCAAGGTTATATCGAAGTACTACCTAATTATTATTGTAAAGATCCAAAGAATTCTTCATATGAAGGCTCTGCAGTTGATTGTAAACTATCAGGTGGTAAATGGATCCAGTGTGCATTAAAAGATAATGAACTAACAACATTAGTAAATACAACAACTGGACATAACATAACAGCTAATTCTATAGTTAATCATCATGATGCACCCCACCACTATGTAGACCTGGATACGTCCAATATAGTATCATCTCATACTCCTGTGTCTAAGACACCAGTATCTAATTTAGAATATGAAGAGTGGATGAATGATAATAATCGACAAATACGAATTATAAAACCTGAATATATAAGTGATATAGTAAAGGAATTTAATCACGAAATTAGCAAGGCATAATATATTATGATCACACCATTTAAAGGACCCCACTTGGATGAATTCCAAGTATTTATTAACACAGCAGACATTACATCATTAGTAGATAGGGTAACCATTAATGAAAGTATTGGCTCTCCATTTTTATCGGGTTCGTTAGAAATTACTGACTCTGCAGGGTTCCTTGACTTACATATTAAAGGAAATAGCTACGTTCTCATTAAGTACGTGTATAGAGGTACACCGTACGCAGCTGCGTTTTATTTAGATGGTGTTCACCATGTTGACTTCGAAAATATACAACATGAAAAAACGTACACAGTTGATTTAAAATCATTTAATGAATTAAGCAATGCTATGTCAACAGTATCGAAAGCGTTTAAAGGTTCTGCAGATGAAGTAATTAAATCTATATTTGAAAATGCTGGACTTGGACAACTAGATATATTTTCTACTGCTCTAAATTCAGGTAAATATATTGCTCCGATGGCACCACCATACGCTTGTCTTTTTGATATATTATTTAGGTCGTATGGTCAAGACCATAGTCCATTATTTCTATTTGAACAGATGGCTTATAGAGGGCCTCGTAAAAAGACAGAGCAGCAAGAAATGTTAGATGAACAAGATGAAGGTATGGATCTCAACAATGGAGAGATTGGATCTACAATATTACAGTCATGGAACGACATGTTGAACTCAACTCCTAAACTTACTATTAGACCGACTATACCTCTTCTTGAAGAAGCAGCTGGAGCAGCTTATGGTATGCCAAAGAGACTGGTTGTCATGCACGACCATGCAGCTATGACATCTAGAATTAATTCTGGAGTTGAAGTTGAAGAAATTAATACAGTTGATATCCACAACACTACGCATCACATAGATACATTTAACATTCACCAAAAACATTACGATAGTAGCTTAAATACGAATCCTGAGATTGCAATCCAAGGTGATTTAGGACAAGCTAAACGAACAACAATTAACAATATGGAATCTCGAGACCAGGTAAGACTATGTGGAAATACTGAAGCAGAAAATATGGGATTATCTAAATGCAGGTCTATACGATCCAAAGCTACAGCTGTATCTATTAATGCATATGAATGCAATGCTATTCCAACATTAAAATCAGGTGACACATTAACATTAGAGGTTCCAATTGGAACTAAATCAGCTGGAGAAGGAGATTGTGGTCCTGAATTACTATTATCTCCAAAATATAAAGGTAAATATGTTGTTGGTGGAATTACTCATATGATTAACTGTGCTGATATGAACTACACTCAAAATATTAATATGATACGTGATGGTGGCCCAGTATCCGATGAGGAGACACAATAATGGCTACTACATTACAAGCAGCATTTAATATAATAACAGGTGGTGCAAGCATATACAATGCTTGGGTAAACTATACTCAAGAAGAAAAGATCAATCAACATATGTACATTGGTCAAGTTGAAGATAACATGGATCCGGACAGACGTGGTAGAGTAAAGGTTAGAATCTTTGGTGTTCATACAGATGATAAATCTGAGTTACCTACTACAGATTTATTCTGGCAATTGGTAATGACACCTACTACTAGTCCATCAATCTCAGGTGTTGGTTGCCATCCATTCTTAACTAAAGGTGCTACGGTACTGCTAATCCCAGATAAGTTAGATGAACAATTGTTTATCGTTGTTGGAACATTGCCAACTGGGTCAGCGCCTAATGGACCAGATGAAGCTAAAGGGTTTTGTGACGCCACCCAAGAGTATCCTAGAAAGTATAATGCTAACGATAGAAACGCAAGGGCAACTGGGGCAGGTAATCCTGATTATAATAATAACATTTATAATGATTTTGTATATGATCCGGGTTCATCATATGCCCCCCAATATCCATACAACCAAGTGTTTGAATCTGAATCTGGACATACAAATGAGTTTGATGATACACCAGGTGCAGAAAGAGTTCAGCTGAAACATAAATCTGGTACGGGATATGAAATACAACCTAATGGTAATTTAGTAACTAGAGTTAAGAAAGATAACTATACCTTAATAGCTGGTGATGATACAATAGAAGTAAAAGGAAGTGTCAACATCATTGTATCTGAAAATTGTAATTTATCAGTTGCTGGTGATTTAGATGCTATGGTCGATGGTAGTTTGTGGGTAACAGCAGGTGATAATGCTAGCATTAATATTGCAGGTAGAGTTGGTATTGAAGCTGGTGATGAGATTAGGATTAATACTACCGAGAGTGCTACAATCACTTCAGGAAAAGATATAACACTTAAAACGGAACCTCAAGGATACTGTCATAGTGACATTGATCCAATTGGTGCTGAAACTTATACAAGTCGACAATTGTGTTCAGAAGCAGCTGTAGAGATTCCAGATAATAAATATACATGGAGACGTACCAACGAAGCTAATATTATCCTACAATCGTGGGATAATATCTATATGGTGGCTCATGAAGGTGAGATTCGAATGGAAGCTAAGGAAGACATTTGGCTTAAATCTAAAGAGAAAGATATTAAGATTCAGTCCGGAGAAGAGGTCAGTATAGAATCAACTACTAACACTAGAATTTCTGCTGGTGCTCCTGACTATGTATGTATGAACCATATTGGATCACAAGTACATTCTGCAACAATTCCAGCTTCAGAGATAAAGAAGGATACAACATATAATATTACATATCCTGGTGATACTGATTTTACTGCTTTAGGTGCTGATGCAAATGTCAAGGGTCAGACATTCTTGGCAACAGCTGATGGAGTAACTGGAACAGGTATTGTATCTACAATCCTTGATAAAGACAGTTGTGAAGAGACTGGAGTATGCTATATTGGCAACCAAGAAGACAAATCCATGACTAGTCAAGATGCTTGTGAAGTTGAAGGTGGTTTGTGGTTTGCTAATAAGTGGGAAGCTGGTAAGACTGGTGATATAGTAGCTACTGCAGAGAACATCCATATGTTTGCTTGGGAAAGAAATGATGATGGTTGGTGGAGTGGCTCAGATGGTTTGGATTTCAATAGTGTAGATTCTAGATCAGTACTAACAATTAAGAAAGATGCAATTGATCTTGATTCTAAACGCATTGATTTAAACAAAACTAGGCCGTAAACCATATAAATAATAGCATGGCATATATAACGACAGCACGTACCGGAGAATATTCAGACTTAGATTTCGCTATGAAAGCTAATCCGAATATCGAATATGATGTAGCAGTCATGACAGATTCAGCAGCTATACGACAAAGCATTTTAAATATCCTTAGAACTAATCATGGTGAAAAGGTTTTTGATCCCTTGTTTGGTGCTAATTTATCAGCCTACTTATTTGAGAATATAGATCATATTACAGCGCTAGCAATATCCAATGATATTCAACACGCAATTGAGAGAGATGAACCACGAGTTAGGATTTTAAATATTCAGGTCAGAACAAAGCCTGATAATAATGCAGTTAGCATAACCGTAACTATAGAAGTCTTAACATCACAACAACTAGTAGATATATCTACATCGATAGAGAGATTGAGGTAACGTATGGCAAGAAGAATTAATTTAGCAGATATGGATTTTGATGGGATTAAGGCTAATCTTATTGAATTTATGCAAGCTCAAGATAGTGCTGTAGCAGATTATAACTATAAAGGCTCGGCAGTTAATACCATTATGGATATAATGGCATATATTACTCATGCTAATGCTGTGAATGCTAACCTAGCATTAAACGAGGCTTTCTTAGACACAGCTCAGTTAAGAGAGTCTGTGGTAAGTCACGCAAAACTATTAGGTTACACTCCCCGTTCAACATCAGCAGCTACAGCAACTGTTAATATAACTATCCATGGTCAATTAGATCAAACTGGTCAACCTTCATGGAATGCTGTACCTGATGGTAACGGTGATATGATACCACAAATCTATATACTTAGAAAGGGTACTATAGTAACAACTGAATTCAATAATAAGTCTCATAAGTTATCTGTAGCTGAAGATATGGAAGCTACACCTGTAGCTAATACATGGTACTTCAATGATGTTAAGATTATACAAGGTACATGGGAACAAAGACAGTATATTTATGACGAGTCTAATAGAGAAAAATACTACTGCTATGATGCTACAGTGGATACTGACTATATTGATGTTTCAGTAGCTACATCATATCAGTCAACTGAATCTGTAACTTATACTAAATCAACTAACATTGTAAATATTGGTCCAACAAGTAACATTTTTTACTTGGAGGAAAGTCGTCAAGGATTTTACGAGATTATATTTGGTGATGGTATTATTGGTAGGAGTCTAAACCTAGGTAACATTATTAATTTAGGATACATTGTTGTTGGTCAGGATAATATTAATGGAGCAAGAACGTTTTCATTAAACTCTATAAGTGGTAACACAGATATTATAGTCACAACAGTTTCAGCATGTGATGGTGGTGTTGGAAGAGAGTCTCAATCAAGTATTAAGTATAATGCTCCAAGAGCGTACATTGCACAGAATAGAGCAGTAACACCAGATGATTACAGAGCTATTTTACAAAACGAATATCCTAACATCCAAACTATGGCTGTATGGGGTGGTGAAGATCATAGACCACCAGAGTATGGTAAGGTTTATATTACGATCAAACCATATAACAATGAAAACTTATCAGAAGATCAGAAAGCTGATATATTAGAAAACTATTTAAAACCTAAAAATGTAATCTCGATTGAGCCAGTTTTACTTGATCCAAATTACATCGATATACAGTTATCAGTAGCCTTTAAGTTTGATCCAAATGTAACTAATAGATCCGGTTCTGCATTATCTAGCTTAATCAGAAGCGCATTACTCAATTATGATATCAACACCCTTCAATTGTTTGGTGGTATCTTTAGACATTCTAACATCACAAAATTGATTGATGATAGTGAAGTATCAATCATATCTAGTGTGGTTGATGTTAGGATGAGTAAAGATACTGAAATAGCATTCTCAGTTCCATTGGATTACAAAATTGAATTCAATCAAGAGCTGACTACAATATCTGCTTTAAACAACCTAATCACATCAAATAGATTCACATATAAGGGTAACATATGCACCTTAAAGGATTACTTTAATACAGATGAAAGTAAGACAATTATACAAATAGTGAACCACAATAATCTAGTAATTAATCCTAATGTTGGTTATATAGATGTGGCATTAGGATGTATCTACTTGGATAATTTTTATGTTGAAGCATTCGTTGAAGATTTTAAAAGTACATTGACTATCCTAACTAAAGCAGCCAGTCAAGATATTAAACCATTACGTAATGACTTGCTTCGTATCAACTTAGATTCATCTATAATAACAAGTGATATTGATACTGTAGTTACTGGTGGTGCTGCAGGAGCAGTTAATTATCAAACCACACAAACAACAGGTGGATACTAAAAAATGAGTCACCAGCTATCGTTTAATACGTCTTCATTTGTAGATGATTTAATTCCAGAACACGTAGCCACTAATTATCCAGATCTTATTGAGTTTATCAAGGTATATGCATTATTCCTTGAGAGAGAAAATACATCAACCTTCTATCTTAACCAATTAGATCAGCAAAGAGATATTGACTTAATTGAAGAAGAATTATTGAACGAACTGCAGAATGAGATCGGTGTTGCTGTTCCTAGAACATTCGCGAGTGATCCAAGATTATTCTATAAACATCTAATTGAGTTTTATAGAAGTCGTGGTACACCAGATGCTATTAAAACCTTCTTCAGATTAATTCATGATGAAGGTGTTGAAGTATACTTTCCTAAAGACGACATTCTTGCTCCATCAGATGCTACTTGGTCTAATGTATCCGAAAGTGTTATGCAAAATCA